TATTGATATCGTCCTTCGCTGTCGTGTGCCGGACGTGGACAACGAAGCGTTGCATTTATCAACTATTCTTTTGGAGCGAGATACATCGATACCTCTGGAGCATGTGCTCGGAATTCGGATCAGTCATACAATGAATGTTGCAAATACGGTGCTCAAGGATAACGGATCAGCATTCAGGGCCGATAGATGGGGAAACGTATTCAAGGGAAGCGAACATGCCGATCCAGTGTGACCATTGCGGACAGGGATCGTCGGTGGTTGTGACCGCAAGAACGAACAAAGGTCCGCTGATTGTGTGCAAACCGTGCAAGGCGCGGCTGTCGGGAGCGACGCGCAAGAGCGGTAACGTGTGGCGTCAGACGATATGGAGCACGGGGGCGGGCTGTTTTCCGCACCAGGTCGCGGAAAATCGCCGCTATTGCAGTGAGCAGGGATTTGACGTTACCTTCCGCGATGACGATGGAGCGGTCGGGTTCACCGACCGGAGAGAATTGAAGCGGTATCTCCGACACTACGATATGACGTTGAAGTCGGGAGGCGTGTGATGGCTTCGCTGTTTGATTATCTCAAGTTGTTCACCGGTCATTTGGGCCGGCAGCCGTTTGGTTCCGTCCGCGGCGGAGAATTGTTTAGCACTTCTACGCAGGAAGCTCAGCCGGTTCCGCCGCCGCGTCCCAAGGCGCCACCTGTGGTTGCGCCGACGTTGGTGAATCGCCGGTTCTCCGGGAGCGTCGAGGAAATGAGTCCGGGCGGCCGAACGCTTCCTGCCGGGCAGCAATACGTCATTGGAATCGACGATTCCGGCCAGCCGGTATTCAGCAGGATGCCGAACTTTTTCCGCGGGGGAGCGCCGCTTGACAATGCGACCGTGCTGGAACAGTTGCGGGCCGGACAGATCACCAATGATCCCGGTGCGGTGCGGAGAAGTGCGGAACAAAACATGATGTCACGCGAGATCGCGCCGGGCCACAGGGCATCCAGTCAGCAATTTATTACGGGCATGGGCCAGGGCGGCGCGTTCACGTACGGGAACAACCCGAGATACTTCCGGGAAGGCGTTCCCTTGACAAACGACGCGATTCAGCGATGGTTGAATATCGGAGCCTTGCCGCGCTAGTGCGGATATGAGACATAGTTGGGGCCGCCGCGTTTGGCGCGGCTGCTCGAAAGGCTGAAGCGGAGTAATTACCCGTAAGACGGCCTGTAACGTCGGTGCCTACAGGGGCGCGCGTCAATACGCGGCCCCTTATTTTTTTGCGCTACAGAAAGGAACATCATGGCGGACCAGAAAGACACAAATAGCACGACTGACACCCCGGAACAGGAATATGACGTAGATTCAACCGGCGAAAGCCTTTTTACGGACGCATTGGCCGGTTTCGACGATAAGCCGGACGACGCTGCGGACGAATCCGCGGCGACTCCGGATGACAAAGCAACGGAAACACCGGATGAACCGGCGTCCAAGCCTGCCGACGCCGTTGATACCCGCAAGGACAAGCAGGATTCGGTCGCCGGACGTGTGTTCGACGACGGCCATTATGGACTCGGGCGCATGCTCGGCCTCTCGCCGGAAGCGGTGCGCGCCAATTACGGCACGCCGGAAGCGTTTGAGTTGGCGGTAGCCGGGGCGGTTCAGAAGCCGAGCGGCGAAAATGCGCCGGTTAAGCCGGTTGAGGATACGCCGGGCTTTGAACTCAAGCTGGACAATGAGGAAGACCTCGCGCCGGAAATCGTAACGGCCATGAAGAGTATGGCGGACCATTTCAACAAGACCGTGTCCGCGATGTCAAAGAGGAACCAGGAACTAGAAAGACGAGTGCAGCAAAGCGCAAGCCTCAGCGAGAAGCACGAAACGATGACCGTTGTACAGCGGTTCGACGCCATCGTGGAAAAGCTCGGATCGGAATGGGAGCCTGCTTTTGGGAAGGGCGGATCGCTTGAAATGGATGAGAACAGCGATACCGGCCGGAATCGAAGCAAGCTGGCGGAAACGGCGGCGGCGCTGAAGCAGGCGTACGCGACGATGCCGACTCCGCGCAATATCGATCTGGAAGAGGCGGTGCAAATGGCGTTGCGCGCGTCATTCAATAAACCAGAGGCTCGGATCACGGAACCGGACAAGAAGGCAGTCCAGTCCGCCGCCGATCGCAACGGATCGTTGGCCCCCCGGCCGGCGGTGCGGAGAACCACGGAGCCGGTAGGCATTGGAGCCGCCGCCTCGCGGATCGATCAGTGGAAGCAGGCAAATGGAATGGCTTCCGACACGGACGATGATCTTGAGCCGTAGGAGTTGAACAATGGCTGTTTTGAAAGCGGACGGAATTGCCGATCTCGTCCTCGGCACGCTGAACGACCTGAAGCGGTTGTCGTTCACGCAAATTGCACAGGAGCTTCAAGAGTACGTGGGCATGAACGTGCTTTTGAAGAAGGATCGTATTCTTCTGGACGGCGGAGTCGGTATTCGCCGCACATTGATGACCCGGTACGCCAACGTGGCCCGCATGGTGGGCCTGTGGGAGGCGAGCGGGGCGAGTGCCACCGATCACCTTGCGGACCTGACGGTTCCGTGGGTTCATGCGCAGACGCAGTGGCCGTTCGAGCGCCGCGAGTTGCTGATGAACTCCGGCAAGTCGCTCATTCAACGGGTGGTGGAGCCGCGGCGCATCGGAGCCATGCTGTCGTTGGCCGATACGCTGGAAAATCAGGTGTGGGGTGCGCCGACCGTGGCGCAAACCAAGAACGCCTACGGGCTTCCGTGGTGGCTGACCGCAAGTGCCACGACCGGGTTTAACGGCGGCCTGCCGACCGACCATACGACGGTGGCGGGCATCAACATCACCACGCACCCGAATTTCAAGCCTTACACCGCGCAGTATACGGCGGTGACCAAGGCGGATTTGATATCGAAGATGCGCAACGGAGCGCGGGAGATCAAGTTCATGTCGCCGGTGAGCAGCAAGGACGTGACGTCCGGGTTCGGGAGCCGGTATCGCATCTACCTGAACAACGACACGCTGAACAGTTTCGAGACGCAGGCTGAGCAGCAGAACGATCAGCTTGGTTCGGACGTGGCCGCCAAGGACGGGATTACGACGTTCCACAAGTTGCCGCTGATTTGGGTTCCGAAGCTCAATGAGTTCGACGGAACGACGATCACGGCGTCCACCACGACGCCGACCAATCCCGTGTACATGGTGGACATGGCCAGTTTCTTCACTTACGTGCTCAAGGGCGACTATCTGCACGAGACGGTGCGGATGAGTCCCACGCAGCACAACGTGACGGAGACGTTCACCGACCTGTCATTCAACTTTTTGTGCATCGACCGTCGGCGCAATGCCGTGTTCGCCACGGCGGTAGCGTAAGGAGAAATTCAATGGGACGTTTGAAAGCAGTATACAAAGGGCAGGCGCAGACGGTGTTCAGCCCCGAGCTGTGGGGCGATTTCCCGCTGGATGAAATCCTGTGGGACGCCAATATCGGTTTTGGGTTTCACGATGATTTCACGGCGTTCGGCACATTTGCGGCCGGGGCGGTGGGTCACTGGTCCGGTCCGTGGAACGGGTTCGGCTCTACCGGAGCCACGATTGTGGACGCCGACATCGTGGGCGGCGGAATCACGATGGGATCGGACGGCGACAACGAGGGCGCGTCGATTTCGACAATCGCCAAGCCGTACCAGATCAGCGCCGATCTGGGACAGTTGTGCTTCGAGGCGAGAATCCAGACCTCGACGATTGCCGATACGAAGCACGGGATATTCGTCGGTCTGATCGACACGGCGGCCATGTCGGCCACGGTGCCGATTGCGGCGGACGGGACGCTGGCGGATGAAAACCTGGTCGGCTTCTTCCGCGCCGAAGGCGACGGCGACAAGATCAGCTTCGTCTACAAGGCGAACGGCGTGACTGCGGTGACGCTGATCGATGCGCTTGTCGTTCCGGTAGCGAACACGTTCCTGAATCTTGGGTTCCGGTTCGATCCGCACGACGGGAACAAGCTGAAGGTGTTCGTGGACAACGTGAAGCACGCGACCACGAAGGTGATTCCCGACGACTCGGGAAGCGACTTCCCCGCCGACGTTCGGATGGGGATGGTGGCTGCGGTGCTGAACGCAACGGCGAGCACGCCGGGAACGAGCACGGCGGATTCGATGGGCTGCTACCAGTTGCGCACGTAATTTGTCGGTTCGCGGGGCGGGGAGAGTTCCCCGCCCCCGTGGGCCGCTCTGGAGTCGTTATGCACTACGAAGAGGAATCGTTCTATCGGAAAATATTCAACGGTTCGCCGCCGCAGTCGGTCAAGGCGCTTCACGAAGAGGCGTCTCTGCACCTGCGAATGATCGTCGGCGGGAATCGTACGATGTCGGAAGATGCTATGGTGGTAATTGCCGTCGTGGCTCCCCGTCTGGCTCCTGCCGTTGAATTACGTGCCAGTCCGACCGAGCAGACGACTGCGGTTCTGAATGCTCCAAGACGCGGTCGGCCGCCCAAGTACGCGCCCGTGATGGAATCGTAGCAACATGGCCGAATCGACCCTTAGTCTGGGATATGTGCAATACTCGGCCGAGGTTGGTTATCAACTCGGCTACGGTCGGGATTCCGCCAACTGGGGTTCGGTGGGAACGGTCATTTCCAAGTATTATCATATCGATCGGATCGTTCAGAGTGCTATTCGTCGCGTGCAGACGGCGTGGTCCTGGCCGTGGATGAGGCCGAACGTGACGATGGTATTGTGGCCGAGCCTTGCCGGCACGGCGGTTGGCGATCCTGACGGAGGCGCGACGCTGACCGCGACGGCGGCGGTGTTTTATTCGTCGATGGTCGGCAGAACGCTGGTCATGGATACCAGCGGGAACGAGTACACCATCACGGCCACGAACGGGACGTTTACGACGCCTGGTACTACCGCCACGGTGAGTGTGAATTTCAGCGGGGAAACCAGCGGCGACACCTTCACGGTGACGGCCACCGGCGATTACCGATTGCCGGACAATTTCGGGCACATGATCGGGCTGGTCACGTTCGGGACCGATGAATCGTATTTGCCGGGCGTGCGGACAAGCGATCAAGCAATTCGCACGCGGCGGCAATTCAGTATCGGCGAGTCCGCGCCGTCGGAATTTGCGGTTCGGTTCGGCACAACGGCGGGCGTTACCGGCCAGCGGGCCGATCTGATGGTTTGGCCGGTCCCTGACGAGGTGTACAACGCGACGTTTCGACACGCGGCGCTGCCCGACAAACTGGACGAAACGAACGTATACCCGCTGGGCGGAGAGAGCGTTTCTGAACTGTACATGAAGGCGTGTCTGGCGGAGGCGGAATTTGAAGCGAATCGTGCTCGCGGACAGGCGGAGAAGGATTTCAAGGACGCGCTGGCCGACGCGGTTGCGTTCCACCGGAACAATGAAGCGGACACGGTAGGCGTGTTGCCGTCCGCTGAAGGAACGTATCCGCAGCCGTACGATTATCGGCACGGCGTCAACACGCAGGCGACGTACAACGGAGTTTCATACCCATGACGATCCCATTGACGGCATTTTCTGAACTCGGATCACAGAAGATCGGAACTCATTTCCCGGCGGCGGCCACGGCGGCCGTGGTCACGATCGCTGCTTCGACGGAGCCGGGAGTCAAGAGGCACATTCTGCGATGGGTGGTCGTCAGTTACAGTGAAACGCCGACCGGCGGACGGCTTACCGTCGTTCACGGATCGCGCACGACGCTTGACGTTAACATTACCAGCGCCGATCCGATCCCGCTTCGCGACCTGATGATCTTCAACGATCTGGCTAACGCGAACGAGGCTATGGTGGTTACGCTGGCGTCCGGAGGCGGAACTGCCGTCGGTAAACTGACCATCGGATATCAGACCAATTGACAGGAGAAACGATATGAGCATTCACAATGTAATCACTGAGATCAACGCCGCGCCGGACGTTGCAGCCGACTTCAAAACCACCGGCATCAAGGCCGACGTGATTGCGGAGAGTACGTCCGCAGCCGGGGTGACGATTGACGGGGTGCTGCTGAAAGATAGTGGCATCGAGTCTGCCGGTACCATTACTGCGACTGGCGGAATTGTTGGCGGAGATATCAGTGTCAGCGGCCTTAGCAGTACCGGAATACTCGGTTTTGAAACCGGCGCTGGCGGAACGGTCACGCAGGCGACCAGCAAATCCACCGGCGTGACGCTCAGCAAGAACTGCGGCGAAATTGTGATGAACAACGAATCTCTGGCCGGTGCGGCCGAGGTGTCGTTCATAGTAACCAATACTCTCGTCGCCGCTACCGACGTGATTCTCGTGTGCTGCAAGACGCTCGGCTCCGGCGGAACGGGAACTTACATTCCGTTCGTGACTCTCGTGGGGGACGGATCATTCACGATCACCGTTGCTAATGTCGGCGCTACCGCCAGTGAAGCGGTGGTGCTGAACTTTGTGGTTATCAAGGCGGTCGCGGCGTAGAGCCTCCTGACGCGATGTAACGGGCATGAGGACTATCGATGGCTACGTTGCTGTTTCCATTCGGCGGACTGGACCGCTCGGTAGCGTACCAGACACAGCCTCCGTTTACTACTCGAAGCGCGTCGAACGTACGCGCCCGTGAGACTATCGAAGGACGTATTCGCGGAGGGTCGCGACCGGGGATCGGGAAGGCATTTGCACAGCAAGTAAGCGGCGCGTCCAACCCAATTCGCCTGTTGGAAATGCTTCGTACATCTCGCGTCCAGTCGGCTACCACGTACAGCAATACGTTCACAAACGCAGACGATTTCGACGCCGCCAGTTGGGCGGCCGCTACCGCCGATATTACCGGCGGCCAGGCGTTGGGCAGTACAACGGCAAACGTCGATTGGGGCAATGTTCTCAAAGCGTCCGTCGCTCCGGCGATCAACGATTCGGCGCACTATTCTGTTTCGGCGCAGCTTGGAAGCCCGTCACCGGTAGGCAGCAACAGGGTGGCGACGGTGCGCCTGTTTGCCGGGATGGACGATGCAGCGCCAAATCGGACCACTTCCGTGTCGGCCGAATTCGGTTTTACAACCGCAGGATTCGAGGGGGAGTTTACGGTTGTCTTAAAGATCAATAACGTCACGGTAGGGACGTACAGCAATAGCATAAACAACTTTCCCTGGGTTGTCGGGACGTGGGTTAAAATGACCGTTCGTCGCTCCGGCGTGAACGCTCTCGTGGAAGCACGGTATAACGACCAGCTTATCATTACCGCTGTCGGTGCATTTACGGCGGCGGGCGGCAATGTAGGGTTTACCATCGAGCAGGTTGGAACGGCAGGGACAGTTTTGGCACCGGCCATCGACGAGCTTGTTTATACCTACTATGCAGACGCCGGGAACCTGCCTCTGGAGGCTGTCGTTGCTTCAGCGGGCGGTGAGTTATGGGTCGAGCAGGAAAGCGGCGAACTTTCCGAAATCACCACCTATAACGGCATGGACTTGGCATCCGATCGATTGTTGTCTTCGGCGGACCGGTTGGGGAAGCTGTTTATCGCCGATTACGGATTGCGCACTGAAGAAACTGCCGGGCAGGGAGGGATAGTCAACGGTGTGTTGGATAACGCCGGAGTAGCCGACTGGACCGCGCTCGGAATCGACGAGGAAGGAGACGTGGTTGAAATCAAGGACGTCACCGGCGGCGCGGGCGTGTTTGCAGGAGATGTTGGCGGATTCTTCGCGATTGACGCCATTCACGCCACGAACGGAATCACGCTGGCCGATTTGAGCACCGGAACGGCGTTGGTCTCCGGCGATAATGCTACGACGTGCAACTATCGTGTCATTCGCGCCATGAAGTATTACGATTCAGCAAACGACACACTGAATCTGTACAAGGCGACTGACGGTAAGGGCGACCCGCCGCACGGATGCACAATTCTCACCGTCTACCGGGATCGAATCACGGCCGGAGGAGACCCTGACTATCCGGGCGTGTGGTTCATGTCTCGGCAGGGCGATCCGTTCGATTGGGATTACGGTTCGTTCGATCAACAGGCAGCTACCGCGTCCATTGCGGCCAACAGCGAAACAGGAGGTCTTCCGGCCCCCGTCACCGCGATGGCTCCGATATCGGAGGACTACCTGATTATCGGCGCACGCAGCGAGTTGTACGTGTTGCGCGGCGATCCGATGGTGGCAGGGCAATTGGATAACCTGAGCCAGTCCAACGGCGTTCTGGACCTGTATGCGTGGTGCGGAGCGCCGGACGGGTCATGGTACTATATGTCGCGCGACGGACTATACAGGCTGCCGGGCGGACCGTTATCGGTTCCGCAGCCGGTGTCGCGGACCAGGCTTCCCCGCGAGTTGACGGACATCGACACCAACTTGTTCTTCGTCAATATGGAATATGACGTTCGGGATCAGTTGATCTACATATTCGTTACTCCTAGAACGGCCGGACTATCTGTGCAATGGACGTTAGAGATTGCCAACGGGGCTTTTTGGCTGGAACAATTTCCAGTGTCGGCGCATCGTCCGACCGCGTTGGTATACAATCCTTCGTCCAACATGGTTCTGTTGGGCTCTACAGACGGATACATTCGTCGGTTCGACAGCGCATTCGAGAACGACGATGGGACGGATTTCAGCAGTCATATTGCGATAGGTCCGGTTCGCCTTGCCGCTCAGGGCATGGAGGGGATGGTTGTAGAACTGTCCGCCGTACTGGATCACTTTTCAGGAGACGTTACGTGGGTTCTTCATGTCGGCGATCAGGAATTCGGTGTATCGCAGGCCGCGACCGGAACGTGGGGTCCGAACAGCAATTACATCGATCGCCCAAACGCTCGCGGGCGGGTAGCGTATGTGATTATATCCGGGACTCCTGGCAGTAGATGGGCTATGGAAGTTGTGGAGTTGGTTCGTCGAACGATCGGACCATACCGAAAGCGCTGATATGCCGATTCGCAAAAGAATTGATGCTGCGGTCCATGACTTCACGGAAGTACGGCAGGCGCTTCAGCAGATCGACCACAATTTCCGGATAACGCCTACGAACAACTTTTCGGCGACCAGTGATCCGACCGTCAATGACGATGAAAAGCAGGGCTATAGCGGGGGGTCGTTCTGGTACAACACAGCCGGAAATTCGCTGTGGATTTGCGAATCAGCCACTCCGGGCATGGCGGTATGGGTGAACGTGACCGGTTCCGGCGGTTCTGTCGGTGCCGATGCGTTTGCGGTTATCACGCCCGACAGCGGCGGGGACGTGGTTGCCGATGCGGCGGCCGACACGCTGACTTTGGCGGGCGGCACGGGCGTTGCGACCGTCGGCACGCCCGGTTCGGACACCATCACGCTGAACACCGTGGACAGCGAGATCAACCACGACGCACTGCTTAACTTCGTCTCCAACGAGCATGTCGATCACACGGGCGTGACGTTGACGCTCACGCAAACCGCCGACGAAACGAGCGTGACAAGCAGCGGTTCTCCGCTGGACATATCCGCCTCACGTTCGTGGACGATCGGCATTGCCGACAATCCGATTCTGCCGGGCACGGGTTCCGTGACTATTCCGATCGGAACAACGGCGCAGCGTCCGGGCACTCCGGTAAACGGCATGGTGCGCTACAACGCGGAAACGGAATCGTTCGAGTTCCGCGAGAACAGCGCATGGGTCAGCTTCGACCCGTTGCCTGCCAGCTCGGGAGCGTGGGGGTTGGTTCTTTCCGACAGTCCGACTGGATGGGACGGACATCAAATCGGCAGCGTCATCTGGACTGACATCAGTTGGACTGCCGGAAGATTGGTGGTATCCGGCGGATCGACCGGAACCAGGAACGAAGTTCCGGCTCCGTCGGCGGCCGGACAAGCTCTCGTCAGTACGGCAATCGATCCGTTCATGGGATGGGTGACACCACCGTATCCTATACTGGCCGGCGTTGCAGGTGGCCAAACGCTCTTCGGCGGCACGGCGGCGTCCGAAATTCTCACGCTGGAGGGCACGAGCCACGCCACTGACGGCCGGGTATACGTTCGCGATTCAGACCTGGCGCTGGATCGCGGCAAGTTCTTGATGCTGACGCCGGACCTGGGATCGGCTGTTTCGATCAGTTATAACAATTCCACCGGCGACATCGAGTACAACACAGGCAGTGGCAACCGCCACCTGTTTAACCGCGCCGTACAACTGGCGACTGGAGCCAGCCTCTCTATTTTGAGCGGCAACCTGACCGTCGATACCAACGTGCTTTTTGTCGATTCCGTGAACGATCGGATTGGCGTTAAAACTACGGCACCGACCGGAACAATCTCGATCGTCGATGAGATAGCATCTGCTGTTCGCGGAATTCACACGTACTGCTCGGTGAACAATGTCCACTCCGGCAAGGTCGGACTCTACAAATCGCGCGGGACATTTGCTTCCCCGACCGCCTGCGCATCCGGCGATCACGGTGGAGTGCTGAACTGCAACGTGCACGATGGAACGGCTTACAGAAACCCGGCGACGATTCTGTTCGTAGTCAACGGAGCCGTGTCAACCAGCAATGTGCCGGTGGACATTCAATTTTATACAGGCGTCACTGATTTCGGAACGCTTCGACTGCTATTGCCGTCCGGCGGCGACGTCTTGATCGGCACAACCACCGTTCCGACCGGCACACGTAGCAAGTGCCTGGTCTTCGGCGACAACGCCGGCAACCCCACCCCAGGAACGAACACGGCCGGAATCTTCGCCAAGGACGTAGCTGGCACGGTAGAAATGTTCGTCGTGGATGAGGGCGGGGTAGCAACACAGATCAGCCCGCACGATCCCGCTACTGGGCGTTGGGTGCATGACTCGGTTAATCTGCGTACCGGCAAACGGACCTACATCGATATGGAACGGGCGATGGAAATCCTTGAACGCCTCAGCGGCGAACGGATCATAGAAAGGACGGTAGCGGCGTAATGCCAATCGTTATAACAGTCGGACCCGTGTCTAAAACAATACCCGATTCGGTGCTGCCCGATCTGATGGGCTACATTGACGCGAATCTTCGCGGGGCAGAAGAGCCGGGCGTTCCGGCCGACACGCGAACGTACCCGGAAATCTTTATGGATGAGACGATCGACCAATGGCAGAAACGAATACACAACCACCGAGAACGGGCAGCGGCGTCAGCGGTAGCGGAAATCCCGATCGTCTCCCCATAAGGCGGGAGATGACGACGCAAGAACTGATGACGATTTTCGTTCGGGCGCGCGCAAAGATGCAAGGCGGCTGGGACGACTTCTCGGAATACAACGACGGCCTGAACGCGCTGGCGCAGGCCTTGAACAAATTAACCGAGTACATGAAGAATGAACAACAGGCTGGAACAACTTCGCAAGACTAAGATCGGACGCGCGGCGATCGGCCTGAAAGACCCTGCGGAACGGCTTGATGCTTTGTCCGAACTGGTAGAATTGGTCCAGCGCCTTGAACGATCCGGCACGCTGGTTGACAATCTACGGGCCGAACTGCATCGCATCGTACGCGGCGGAATGAAGATTGAGCGCTGGTATCAGGAGCGGTTGAACGGCGGTGTGCCCGCAGGAGTGCAATGGCCATGCGCCGTTTAGTGGAAGGGTATTGCCATGCTGCGACGCGAGTTCTTTGGATTCGCCGCAGTCGCGGTGTTTCACGACCCGCTGCGGTATTTCCTTCGCAAGCTGGTTCGGGAAGCGACCCGGCTTCCGTGGCAGGAGTATCGTAACGTGGCGGCAATGACGACAGCCCACAAGACGACCGGCCTTATCAATCCGGCGATGGTTCACTTTCAGGCGTTCGATTCCGACGGCTGGGTGAGCGGAGTAGTGCAGCCGACACACCCGGCCGATTACGATTATCGCTGGACGTTTGACGACGTGGACGGCTCGACGTGGGCGCTGTCCGGCAAGAGCAAAAACGTCGCTTACGGCCACGATCAGTTCCATTCCTTCCCGGCCGCGGGGACGTACGACGTTGTGCTGGACGTTATCAAAACCGATCTAACGGTCGTTCTATACACGCAAACCCTTGTCGTGGCGGACGCTGATTTAACATTCGATACCGAGGGAACTAACGATCTTTATTTTGACGCAACGCTGGGGAACGACACAACCGGCGACGGCACGATCGCGACTCCTTACGCATCTGTCGCCAAGGCGATTACCCTCTGGGGCGCAGGGAAGCGGTTCAATTTCAAATACGGCGAGACGTTCAACAACACATCGGGCCACACACTCACGCACAATACCGGACCGATCCACATGCGTGCGTACGGAACTCCGGGCACGCGGGACGCGCGCGGGCTTGCCGACAATGCGCCGATCGTAAAAAAGACGAGCGATGGCGGACAATTTTTCATCGTGTCCGGCGGTGCGGGCGAAAAAAACTGGACGTTTTTCGACCTGAACATTCAGGGCGACGCCGCCGACGCATTGGCGTGCAACATATTCGAGACGAATTTCCCGATCACTCGCATCAGCGAATTTGCGCTTTGGCGTGTGGAAGTTTCGCTGGCCAAGGAAGGGATCGTCTTTAATCCAGTGGATGGCTCGGCCTACATCGCCGCGAACGAGCATCAGCTGATTTTCATGGCCGACTGCTACTTCCATGAATTCGAGGTCAAACCGTTCGTTATCCCGGCACAAAAACTTGTCTGCGCCGGGTCGCGATATCGCGCGTCCAACTCGTCGCACATCATGAGAATTTCGTTCTCACGTCATGCGGTCATTCGCGATTGCGAGGCGTCCGAGTGCGGCGGGTCGCTGCACGTTTTGAAATTCCACAGCGGACCGAACGGCAGCGGATGGCCAGACGCCGCGTACTACCTGATTCAGGATTGCTGGGTCCACAACGGAAATTCGTCGGCCCCGGTTTCGTTCGGACCGCAGGACGATTCCAGCGATGAGCGGATCGATTCCTGGGTCATCGAGAATTGTCTGTTCACCACCGATGATGCAGCGACGGTATACGGCATGCAGGTTCGTGGGCAGAATCACGTCATCCGCAATTGCGTCATCGACCTGTCGGGCGGATCAGTTTCCAGCGTCACAGGCATCTATATCAGCAAACGCGGTTCGGAACCGGCTCCGGTAGACATTCAAATCTACAACTGCACTATCTTTGCGGATCAGAACACGACGTTCGGCGAGTTCGGAATACATATCAGCAATGACAACACGCCGGTCCCGGATGGTACGATAGTAAAAAATGTCGCGGTGAATTTCACGGGAAACCACGCGACGAAGGAACTGGTACGCGACCAAGGCACGAACAGCGTTCTGGCGACCAACACGCTGAACCCTGCAACGCCGGGATTCACAAACACGGCAACGAGCGATTTCACGTTGACGGCGTTGTCTGACTTCCTTGACGCCGGGACCGATTTGGGAGTATTGGTGGCGCGTGATCGCGCGGATGGATATCGGCTCGGCCTGGATTACGATCAGGGTGCGTACGAGAGAAACGCCGGCGTACACCCGGAAGGCGGCGGCGAACCGCCGGCAGGAGAATCAAGTTATGCTGTCCGAATTGCTTGGTACGATTAGGGTCGATCAAAGACGCGAACTGAATACCGGAGAATGATATGACTCTCGAATCGCTGGCCGGTGTACTGAGCATGTTCTTCAAAAGCCCGCTCGCGCAGGGGATTTTCACCATCCTCGGCGGCTTGGACGAACAGAGGGCCACGGAAGATTTTAACCGCGCCAACCGTGAACGGCTTGAGCAGATTCTATCGGGGTCGGAATCACTGGAATCCAGGTTGCTGCAAAATCGACGCGCGATGAGCGACGAAGAGTCGCAGGCCATAAACGAACTTGAACAATCGCTCACCGGAGAAACGGAGTCGCGTGGAGAGGCGAGAATCAGCGAGTTCGACTCGGAACGCAGGCGATTGGAAGGGTTTTCACGATCCGGGAACGCCTCCTTGCTGTCGGCGCTCGATCGGTTGACTTCGGATGTCGGCGGCCGGTTGGCGGAACGAACGGAACGTGGCCTCGGGTTTCTGGAAGGTGCGTCCGAACAGGGCAGGGCGGACGTGGGCGAGCGGTTCGACCGTCTGTCGTCGGAGGTCGGTCAAAATCTGGTGTCCCGTGGACTGGGCGGAACGGTGGCGGCCGGCGCACAGCGTGGCGTCGAGCGTGACCGTGGCGCGGAGCTTCGCCGGTTCGATGAGGGCGTGCGACGTGAGTTCATGGACGCCTTTACGAGTTTGACCGGCGATGAGATTTCTGCGGCTCAGGAGCTTGGCCTTGCTCGAGCGGGGTTTCAGCAACGCGGGCAGGAAACATCACTCGCTTTGGCGGAACGTCTCGCCGCCCAGCGGATCGGCATGGGCACGGACCTGGACAATCAACTTCTCCAAATGCTACGCACATTCGGAGGGGCGCGCCTCGCATCCACCGAGCAAGGGAACCGGGACATCCTCAGCATCATGGGCCAGCAGGGTCAATTCCGGCTCAATACGCTGGGTAACGTACAGGACATTCCGCCGCAGAGCGTATGGATGCAGTTGGCGAATTCGTTCGGCCGAAACGCGGCTGGCGCTCCGGGCGGCGGGGGCGGTGGGTCGTCAAATTCATGGATAGCACCTGCGACAGGATATCTTGGTGCTGGCGCTGCTGGAACGATCGGCGTAGCTGGTACTGGAGTAGCCGTTGGGGCCGGAAAGGCAATCGCGGGGATTTTCACGTTTGGCCTTGGTGCTCTTGGCTGCGTCGATGCCGATACGTGGGTATTCACTCCGCAGGGCGAGAAGAAGATCAAGGACATCAAGCCCGGAGACACGGTGCTTACGGAAGAAGATCGCTTTGTCGCCGTCGTAGAAGTCGTGTGTGGTCCAACTCCGAAGGAGCGTGAGGATGAGTTTGTTCGCATCGACACCGGCATGGAATCGCTTGTCGTTACGAAGGATCATGTGGTTTCCGGCGTGCCCGCAGGCCAAATTGTGCGGGATTTCATTATTCGCAACTCCGTAAATGCGCCGCGTACGGTAGTGTCCATTTCTCCGGTCGCCGCGCCGGAGTTCAGCGCCGACCTTCGACTGGAAGATGACGGCGGATACATCGCCAATCGTCTGCCGGTCGATTCCATGATCTCACGATACGCCTACCGCAAGCATCGAAGCGTGGAGCCGGTACATGCCAATTAGCTTCATCCACCCCGGTAACGCCCTGCTGCGCAATCTCGGTGCGTTCACGGCCGGGTACGGCCAACAGTCCATTCAAAATAAGGCTATTGAACAGCAGCAAAAAGCGGCCCAACGTCAGGAGATTTTCAAGGCGCTGACCGCCGCCGGTTCATCGATTGCGGACGCCATCGGTGATCGGGCTGCGCGTGCGGACCGCTTTGCGCTGGAGGACCGCCGACAGGAGCACATCCTTGACCGGGATATGCTTCGTCAGACCGGGCTGACCTACGATGAAATGCGCACGTTCGCCGATCAGGCGGGGCTGTCGGTCCCGGAAGCAATCAGCGAAATGCGGGCGCGCAGGCTGAAGCGTGAGGCCGAAGCAGAACAGGACGCCTTCATGCAGAAAAACGGCTACATGAAAGGATGGTCTCAGGACAAGATCGAGTCTCGCCTTTCGCTCAATCGTGAACTGGGTCAGATCATCGACTCCGATCTCAGCGGCCCGGAAAAGCTTCAGGCGATGAACGAGGTCTCGCGGGAAATGTCCGAGATCAAGCCCGGATGGATTCCCGATCCGGAGTTCCCGCGCATTCCTCAGCAGGAAGAATTTGACGCTGCGCAACTCACCGACTCTCATGGCAACTTGTACACGAAGACGATTCGCAACGGTGCGCCCGACTACAAGATGCAGTTCAACAAGGTTGAGTTCGACCAGAATGCAAAGGCCGTCGCCCTGAAGGCGCAACAGGTATTGTGGATTGAAGCCATGAAGGCTTCCAAATCGCTGGAGGGCGAATTCGACAGAGACAAGGCGAGGCAGTTCTACAACGACTCCGCCAAGGTGTTCGGGCTTACGCCGCTTGATTCCGCAGAGGGCGAGGTCGGAGACGGCTCGGAATCGCTTCAGCTTCTAGATCAACAGTTCGACCGGCAGATACAGCCGATGGTCATGGGCGGAGATCGGGGTGCGGTGCAAATATCGCTGGTTGCACTCAGCACCATGCCGCCGGATCGCGCCAAGGAAGCGGCCAATCGGTTCCTAGCGCAACTCCAGAAACAGTATGGCGGGATCGAAAACGTACCTGACGAAATCGTCATGCAGCTTGACCCGCTGCTTCGCAAGATCAACCTTCTGATGTCCGAATGACGCAGACGACAAGCTATCTTTCTGGTCTTCTGGATCGCGCAGACACGCTCCGTGAACGCGAATTCACCGTCCGTGACGAACCGCTTCCATTCGGTGGGCCGGACGCCGCAGCGCCGGTAAGGATAGAGCTTCCAAGCCACATCGAGGAAGCCCGCGCCAATCTGCGGGAAGCCATAGAACGTGCCGAACAGGCCCGCCGTGACGCGCTGTACGCCGAAACCAGCATACCGGACCGCCTGAAACAAGCGGCTGTCTCGTTTACCAAGGGCGTTAATTCAATGGCCGCGGGAACCATCAAAGGGGTTTCTGTATTCGCCAAAGCCATGCAGGACTCGGTGGATGAATACGTGCTGGACCTGCCGGACGAATGGGACGCGGACGTGAAGGATTACGCGCTCTACCGGGCCGGGCAAGCCATGCAGGATGCAGCCGAGAAGTACCTGCCCGATGATCCGGCGATCGCGGGCCGGTTTTGGTTCGACGTTCTTCCGCGTGGCGCTGGGTCGATGGCCGCGTTTGTGGCCGGCGGGGCCGTCTCCGCTGCCGCCAAGGGCTCCGTAGCGGCCGCTACGGCGGCAATGGGGGCCTCCTCCAGTGCTTCCGAAGGATATGACCGGGCCATTCGGGCCGGGGCGACCGAGGAAGAGGCCATCGTGTCCGCGGAATTGAACGGACTGGTCGGCTTGTCTGAGGCAGCGCCCATTACGCGCCTGTTTGGTCGATTCAATCGAGCCAGCAACGGTCGCCTCTCGCGCGGCATCGGGACCATTCTTGCCGAGGGCGGCAAGCAGAGCGTCGAGGAAGCGACCCAGGAGTTCTTTCAGACCGCCGCGGGGAACCAGATCGCGCAGGACATCGGTGGAGAAGACCCGAAGTTGGCTGAGAACGTCTGGCAGGCGGCCGGGGCTGGCGGGTTGCTGGGAGCCATCGGCGGGACGGTGGCGACCGGGCTAGGCGGGCGGCGTGCAGACCGTGATCCGATGGGGTTGGCTGAGCAGCTTGAAGATCAAGGCACGCAGGCTCCGCTTGACCGCGATCCTACCGGACTGGCGGCGCAGGCCGACCAACAGCGCGCTGAACCGTCATTCCAGTTTGCAGGTGTGGCAGTTACCCGCCAACAGGCAGAAGCGTTGACGAAGAAACAGGTTCCGTCGCGCAAGGACGTAGAACAGATCGATCCGCAACTGACCAAGCCGGGCGGGGCCGCGCGGACGACACCGCAACGTACGGCGCTCGCGGAATCGCTAAAGAACCAACTACAGGAGGCCGATCGTGCCGCAGAAATACGAGAAGCTGAAGGCGTCGTTCACGAAACGGGGTTACAGCGACAAGAAGGCGAAGGAACTGGCGGCCAGGACGTACAACTCTCGGAAGAAGCCGGGCGATCCGCCGTTGCACCGCGGGAAGCAGAAGAAGGGGTATCGCCCGTCGTAGAACGAGACCGATCGCCGACCAGCATCAAGAATGCGGTCGTCGATCAGGAACGCGAAAAACGCGGACTCCCTCCGGCCATGCAGCCGTCGCGTAGAGCGTTTGGCCCCGTGTGGGAAGAGGCAATGGCGCTGGTTGAACGAGAACCATCCACACAGGACGTTCTCATAGCAGAATTATCCGACAACCCGCGCCCGATTTCTGATCTTGAAGATGCCCTGCTTCTCCATCGTCAGATCGGCCTGCAAGCCCAGTACGACACAACCATTCAGGAGTTGTCTGACGCTCAGCAATCCGGCAATACGGCCCGAGTCGCCGAGGTTAGACCTCTCGCGGATATGCTGTCTTTGGAACTTCTCAATCTATACGACATCAACAAAGCGGTCGGAACGGCCAACTCGCGCGGTCTCAATGCTCGAAAAATGATGGCCAACGAAGACTTTACTCTTGTCCGCATGATGTACATGAAGCGGGATGCGTTGGATGTTGACCGGCTGACGAATGACGAATTGCAGGTAGTCCAGAAATCCAATGCGAGAATCGCTTCGTTAGAAAAGCAACTTGACGAACATCGTCAACGCCTTGAAGCGATGGAGGCCGAAAAAGCACTGGAAGATCGTCTGTCCGCGACCGAAAAGTCCGTTAAAGCCAAGCGCACAAAACGCGCCAGCGCGGCACGGGAAGACGTGGATGCGGCGTGGAAGGACTTCGAGAGCATACTGTCCGGGCGACTGTTTGCTAACCCTTTAGACCCTGAGCTTGTGGCGTCAGCTACGAACTTGGCGCGAGCATACGTCAGACTTGGTGTCGCCAAAATCGCAGACTTTTTGCAGCAAGTTGCAGCACGCATCGGATCGGAACGAGCATCGAAGGTCGAAGACGCCATGCGCTCCGCGTGGACAACGGCGATTGCCGAAGAGGTGCCGAAAGCTACCCAGAAAGCGTTGGATGGAGAAGCAGGGTCGATATCCAGATTTGCACAACGACTGGCGGAGTTCTTCCTATCCGGTGGAATCACGTCCCGCGACGAACTCGTCAACGCCGTCCATACGGAATTAGTCAAAGCTATTCCTGGGCTGACGCGCCGCCAGACGATGGATGCCATATCTGGATACGGACAATTCCAAGCACTCAGCAAGGATGAGATCAAGGCCCAGCTTCGTGACCTGAAAGGCCAGATGCAACAGGTGGCCAAGCTGGAGGATATGCAGAAAGGCCGCGCTCCGCTCAAGACCGGGCCTGAGCGTCGCCGGCCATCCGACGAAGAGCGCCGCCTCGTCGCTCAGGTGAACGCCATGAAGCGGGCCGGCGGATTCACCGTCACCGACCCCGAGCGACAACTTAGAACGGCGCTTGACGCAGTGAAGACCAGGCTGCGAAACCAAATATCCGATCTGGAAGAACAGATTACGACTCGCGAACGCATTGTGCGGACCCGCAAGGAAACGACGCTCGACAAAGAGGCGCAAGCCCTTATCGGTCGTCGCGATCGTCTCCGTCAGCAATTCGACGAGATATTCGGCGTTCGTGAAATGACCGATGCGCAGCGTGTGCGAAATGCTCTTACAGCCGTAAAGCGATCCATCGAGGAATACCAGAGGCGAATCACAGATCGTGACGTCGATCCGAAACCGCGAACATCGAAGACTCCGATTACCGAAGAGCTTGCAGCGCTGCGCGCAGAACGCGATGCTCTGAAAGAAGAATTCAAGACGCTCAAGGATACGATCAATCCCAAGAAAACTCCTGAAGAACGGGCCTTGGCGGCATTGAAAGCGAACATGCGACGCCGCATTTCCGACTATCAGGACAGGCTGGCGCGCCGTGATTTCGAACCAAAACCGAAGAAAACAACCGTTTTGGACAAAGAAGGCGAGCGTTTGCGATTCGAGGCCGAAAAGGCCCGCGTAGATTTCATTCGCGAGCTTGATCGGGACCGTCGCGCACGCCGTACACGGCTTCAAAAGATACTTGGCGGAGTTCCCGAAACGCTTAACACGTCGCGGGCGATCATTACCAGCATCGACTTCAGTGCGGTGCTTCGGCAAGGTGGAATCGTTGTTGTAGGGCACCCCGTCATCGGAGCCAAGGCGCTGGGCGATATGTTCAGTTCGTTCGCGTCGGAAGCGGGAGCATCTAAAGCAAGAGCTGCGCTTGAGGATCGCGCAAATGCTGCGCTCTACAAGCGCGCCAAACTGGCATTGACCGATCCGCACGGAAAGCTGTCGCAGCAAGAAGAAGTCTACATGGCGCGATGGTCAAAGGCTATTCCGCTCGTGGCAGCATCAGAGCGCGCCTACGTGGCATTCCTGAACAAGATTCGGGCAGACTTGTTCGACAGTTTGTATGCGTCTCTGGCCAAGAGTGGAAACGCCAATGAGGCCACGGCTAAGATCGTGGCAGCCTACGTGAATGTGGCCACGGGACGTGGAGACCTTGGTAAATTTCAAGCTGCTGCCGTTCCGTTGGCGACTACGTTTTTTGCGCCGCGGTACGTGGCAAGTCGGTTCCAATGGCTTTTCGGGCAACCGTTGCTACACGGAACTTCGGCTACGCGCTTTCTTATTGCCCGCGAATATGCCCGCTCGCTAACCGGATTTGGATTGGCGATGTCTAGCGCCGCGACGGCCCTTTACGCTCTTGCCGGCCCGCCGGGAGAAGACAAAGCGTGGAACGTAGAACTTGATCCACGCTCGTCTGATTTTATTAAAATCAGGATCGGAAACAGTCGTATAGATTTCCTGGCCGGTCTACAGCAGGTTACAGTGCTTGTGTCGCGCGTCGGGTCTGGCAAGATGAAACGATTGAGCGGAGACGTGGTTCCGATACGCGGCGACGATGTTCCGTATGGATCGCCGACGACCGCAGGAATCATAGGCAGATTCTTTCGTAGCAAACTGTCTCCGTGGGTATCTACGGCACTGAATTATGTAACCGGAGAGAATGTTATCGGCGAACCGTTCGGGATTCGCGATGTGCCTCGCGATATGCTCGTGCCACTCAGTATTCGGCAGATTTACGACTCCATGAAGGAGCACGGAGTCCCGGCCGGATCGGCTCTCGGAATTCTTGAAGTATTCGGAGCAGCGGTGCAGACCCACGAAGATCGCAACAAGGCGCGTGATCTTATTGGGCAATTCCAGGGCAGCGGCGCACAGACGCAGGAGGACTTTCGGAATGCCTTTCGCGCGACTTGGCGTCGTAAGGGATACAAGGTAGGATCATCCGCATACAAAAAAGCATGGCGTACATTTTCAGAAGAATTAGCCAAGCCTGCGCCGCGATGGAATCCGATGACCGGAATGGAGCAAGCGGACGGTAGCACGTCCGTGCCGAGGTGAGCGGCGATGAGATCGTGGGCGTGTGACGCTACCGTTCACAGCCACGGCTTACCGGTAATCCCCCACAGCCAGAACGCGAAGAACGCAACGCACGCGACCTTGCGGACGTACTCTTTGAGTATCTTCCATCGACGGCCGCGGCGAATACGGGTGATCTGGATTGTTCGTAGGTGCGTCTCCCACGGATGGATGGCTGATCCGAGAAGGCCGTGCAATCGCTGGTCTTGCTGTTGGCCTAAAGTTTGATGCGCTTGGACGCCGCGCATTTGTTCATACGCTTGCAGGGCGCTAGTGATGCTCATCCCCCGTACCTCTCCTTCACCTTCGCGTCGATCCAGGAATCGGCCTTTAAGGCGACGTTCTGTTTCACGTCCTTGGCGTCCGTTGCTTCGATTTCGTCGAT